AGATGAAAACTACTAGTAAGTAAGAAACCCCTCACAAACTCCCAAGCTCCCCCAATTAAACTAATAAAGTCATTTGCCCGGGCTCACTTCGTTCGCCCCGCGGGCGCAGGTGGAGTTGCTGAAGTTCAGGCGTAAAAAAAGGGTAGCTCGGAAGATACTACCCTTTTCAATGACTACGTTTAGTAGGATATAACTTACATAGTCAAACCCATTCTCTTTAATATGTATCCTATATCTGATTGCATATGATGTATTAGTTCTACTCTCTCATCTTTATTTTCTGCAACCCATTCAATAATAGAGTTGCATAATACACCACTAATTAACTTCCAATCAAGACTGTCTTTCTGTGGTACTTTGCTTATAAGTTCCTCAAGGTTTCCAGTTGTTGCTTGGTCTTTGCTGTATTCTATTATCTCTTTGAATACAGGTGTCACATCTACATTGTTTATAGATTGTGTCTTTACTAGGTCATTTGCCATTGTTATATCCTTTCTATTTATATTTATTAGATAGCATGGATAGTCAGTTATTAATATAGTTAATTACATTAAGTTGTGGATAACCTGTGGATAACTTTCGCCCGGGTGCGACATTATGTCACATGCGACAAATTGTCGCAGGCGCCCGGGACTTAAGTGCATTACTCCTTGTCTGCGGCTCACTCCGTTCGCCGCCTGCGCTTAGGCCAACCCCCCCTTTTGGAGTAGGATCCCTATAGTTTTTGGTTTACACTGTTTGAGAGTGACAATACTGTAGGAAAACGTTATAATGGTATCTCTAAAAAATTTTTAAAAAATGGAAACCATTTCTCAATTAGAATCATTAGATACTAACACTTTAAAATTAATTTTAAAAAATGCTGTAGAAGAAAAGAGGGAAAAGCAGCAAGGTGACTTTATGCAGTTTGTTAAGACTGTTTGGCCTGAGTTTATTGAAGGTAAGCACCACAAAATTTATGCAGAAAAATTAAATCGTATCGCGAACGGTGAGCTTAAAAGGCTTATTGTTAATATGCCACCAAGGCATACAAAATCAGAATTTGCGTCGCATTTATTTCCGGCATTTTACATGGGCCGTCATCCAAACGCCAAGCTCATACAAACTACACACACAGGTGAACTAGCAATTAGATTTGGTCGTAAGGCAAAAAACCTTATTGAATCAGAAGAGTATAGCTCTGTTTTTCCACATGTTACTTTGGCCGCAGATTCGAAAGCTGCTGGTCGTTGGGAGTCAAACCATAAAGGTGAATACTTTGCAGCTGGTGTAGGTGGAGCAATAACCGGACGTGGTGCAGATTTATTAATTATTGATGATCCACATTCCGAGCAAGATGCTCTTTCACCACATGTCCTTGATGCACACTACGAGTGGTATACTTCTGGTCCACGTCAGCGTTTACAACCTGGCGGCGCGATTGTTTTAGTCATGACTCGTTGGTCTATAAAAGATCTTACTGGTAAGTTGCTCGAGGCGCAAAGTAAGAGTGAAGCTGCTGACCAATGGGAAGTAGTGGAGTTTCCAGCAGTCATTAATGATAAACCTATGTGGGGTAATTTCTGGTCCATGGACGGTCTGAATTCTGTTAAAGCTTCAATACCTTTAACCAAGTGGCAAGCACAATGGATGCAACAACCAACCTCCGAGGAAGGTGCACTTATAAAACGTGAATGGTGGCGCGAGTGGGAATCCGAAAATATTCCTAATTTAGAGTTTATTATTCAATCTTATGATACAGCATTTTCCAAAAAAGAATCTGCTGATTTTAGTGCTATTACAACTTGGGGTGTATTTACTCCAGAAGATGGTAGTGGAAAAGCTTTAATTTTGTTGGATGCTAAGAAGGAAAGATGGAACTTTCCTGAGCTAAAAGCGGAGGCTATGGAACAATATAAATACTGGGAACCGGAGATGGTTATCATAGAAGCCAAGGCTTCTGGGCTACCATTAACTCATGAGTTGCAAAAGATGGGAATACCTGTTATAAATTTTACACCCTCAAAAGGAAATGACAAACATACGAGGGTAAACAGCGTGGCTCCACTATTCGAAGCAGGAGCCGTTTGGGCGCCCAAAAAAGATTTCGCTGAAGAAGTCATAGAAGAGTGTGCAGCTTTTCCCTTCGGTGATAATGACGATTACGTGGATTCGACCACGCAAGCCTTAATGAAATATAGACAAGGCTACCATGTTACGTTAAAAGATGACTTTGAAGAAGAACCACTTAATAACGGTAGGAGGAGATCGTACTATTAATGGAAACAGTAGATTACACTAGAAGAATTCCAAGCAATCGAAAGAACATCGAATATGCTAATACACGTGTCCCTGAAAATTATGACAGAAATCAAATAGCACGACATCAATTAAATGTTGCTAAAAACAAACTTGTAGATTTTGATCGTAACTACACTGGCATTGGAGCTTTTGCAGATAAGCTAGGTAATTTGTATAATAAAAGAAATCAATATTCCGAGGATAACGATTTAGGAATGGATTGGACTTTTGAAAATCCATATCATTTGGATCAATTAAAATATGCAGGTAATCAAATTTACCAAGGACTAGAAGGTGCTGGTGATATATTTGAAATAGCAGCACGAAGTCTTGCTACTTTAGGTCCTGGAGAATACGTTCCAGGTGATAGAGGTTTTGGTGGAGAGTGGGCTGAATCTTTAAAATATAACCCTGATGCTTTATTTGGTTTTAATCCTTTTTACGACGAAGATGCACGTGCTGAATTAGATATGGCTTATCCAGAAGAAGCACGTAATTTAGGTATTGAAGATTTTGAAACTGCTTACTCAGGAGCTAACATTCCTGGTATGTTAGATGTACTTAACTTTCAAAACTATTTACGTGGCAGCCAAGGATTTGATTCAACGGGTTTAGAAGGTGATGCTTTATCTGATTCGTTTAATAATTTTTTATATGATAATTATATAACAAGTAACTATGCTGATTCTGATTTTGGAACCTATCAGGATGATAAATTTGAATACAGTATACCTAATGAATTTGTAGATAAATTTTCTGACTACAGTAATCAAGAAATTATTGATGCTTATAACAAAGAATATGGTGGTTATTTAAATACAACTATGCAAGATTATGCAAATCAATACTTAGATAATCAATATAGTACATTAAGTTCTAATCTTTCTGATCAATTTGATTTAACTCCAAATACATTAGAAAATATTTTAAGTGATGGTCAAAGTGGAGATCCTTTACACATGGGAATGTGGGAAGACTTAATGAATGAAAACACAATGCTAGGCCTTAATGATTTTGAAATGGAGTATGCTACAGATGAAGCAAAAGAATTAGCAGAAAGTGGGTGGTCTCATTTACCATCTATGTATTCTTTTGGTAAAGCAATGCAAATTCCTAAACATGCAGGAAACATAATGAGTAAATCTAACAACCCTTTTATTAAAACAGGATCTAGATTTTATAATGAAGCTTTTCCAACATTAAGTGGGTCCGGTGGACAAGGTTTCCCTGTATTTAATTTTCCAAGTAAAACTTTTACAGGAACAAATATAAATATACCTTTTAGAAGAAGTTTACAAAATGCAGGAATATTAGGAACTAATATCTATTCCCAAACAGGTGAATAATGAATACTCTAGTTAATATAGCTAGAGGCGCAATTAAGCCTAGACCTAGACCTAAACCTAATCCTACAATTAGAGAATCTAATCTTGTAAAAAATAGAGGTTTTTTTGTTAATGCACCAACAGGTGAGATAGATTTTACTAAAGGTAAATATCAATTTACCCCCGGAAAGAAAACTGTTCTTAATGATCCAGGAACAATGAAAGCTTATAGGGATTATGGAATAGGAAGAATACTGGCTAATAAACAATATCCAGGATTAAATTTTCCTGCAATTGGTCCTTTAACACACCAGCAATCTAAAGTTTATAAAGACACTATCAACCGTGCACATCCGTTAATGAAAGATTCTAGAGAAACTTTACCAGAGAATATGTTACCTTATGTGGAAAATCCAAGTTTTTTAACCACTGGTTATAGAAACATGGGTGCCCATAAATTTTATGAAAATAGGATTAATTCTTATTTGGATAGTAAAAATTCTTTAGTTGAAGGTTTTAAAAACAAAGAAATGTCTAAAGGAAAATTTTTAATGGATAAAGCTGCTATAGATGCTAAAATTAAAAATACAACACGTGACATGCGTAAGCTTGGTTTAGAATCCATGATATATGATAAAGCTAATAACAAATTTAAATACTTTGGTGGATTATATGATAACATGGCGAAGCTTTACAAAAACATGGGGGATGATTATTTTTTACAAAACCCTTCATCTATTAATCCAGTAGAAGTTAGCCCTACTTTTTTTAAAAAAATAATGGGTTATCAAAAACCAACATTAAAAACTTCTATTAATAAAAAAGGAGAGTTTGTTGAAAAAGATGCGAAAGATGCAATTAAAATAGGAGAGGGTCAATGGTGGTCTGATCGTGGTCGTGATAACTTTGGTGGTTATTGGAGAACCAAGGAACCTTTTTTAAAAAACAGAGGAAGTGGTATGAATTTAAATGCAGGTGGTCTTGTATCTATGTTAGGAAGCAAGGCATTACAAAAAATGGCACAACTATTAAGCCCTAAACAACTAAAACTATTGACAGATACAAGGTTTAAAGGAACTAATCCAATGAACAGTCCTAAAAACATTAGGAAAATAAAACTAGATAATTATTTAAAAGATAAATTTAACGCGACAACAAATTACCCTTATAAAAAATCCTCGGTCCCAGGACCCAGGTCATCAGGAGAATAATGGTAGTTAAAACTTTATTACCAAACGTACTACGTAACATAAGCCAGTACAAACCAAAGATAGCTGCGCCAACAGGCAAAGGATCAGAAAAAGTATTAAGCTTAAAACCAGACGTCGTAAAAGAATCATTTACTGTATTTGATGAAGCTGGGTTACCAATAAAAGATTTTAAAACAGAAAAATCTGCTAGAGATTTTATTAAAAAGAAAGAAATATTCGATTCAGAATCATCTATGTATAAAGTAGGTAAAACAGGGACACAACCACCCGCAGAAGACACTGGAGCACTCTTTTTTGCGTCGCGTGACGCTATTATTCAAGCTCCCCAAGAGAAAATGTCCGCTAACCAGTGGTTATCTTACCTAAAATCACGTAATATTAAGTCAACAGAGCTTCGTGATACGTCGCTAGGCAATTTTTTAGCTAATGCAGGTAATAAATCGTTTACAAAAGGTGATTTAGTCAAAGAATTTGATGAAATAGCCCCTAAATTTGACGTTGTAGCTCTAGGAACGCCTGGACCAGAGAAAATTTTAAGTCAATTATATAAAAATATAAGAAAAATAGATCCAGAAACTAAAGATCCACGTGTTGGAGGTTTAGTAGCGTATTTACAGAACACTTTACCTACTGTTAGCACAGATGGGAAGCTAGTACAGAAAAATTTAGATAATATAGTAAATAATGTTAATAAATACATGGAAAAAACGTTTGGCATAGAAGGTGCCATGGAACAAGGCTTAGAATTAACTTCTAAAGTACCTTTTGGTATACGTGAGCCTTTAAGTGTTCTTTCTTCTGCTGTAGGAAGTCGTGGAATTAATTTAACAAAAAAAGATTATACCAATAATCCAGCACATGCTGGACAGCAAACATTAGAGGGTGGTGATAATTACCGTGAGTTTATGTTTAAATATAAACCAGGAAAACTACGTCAAAATGAACCTAAGTATGATTATGCACATAGTTTTAATTTATCTAAGCCACAGGTTGAAAATGCTTTTGTTCACACACGAGTTTCTGATAGAACAGATGAATTTGGTAGAAGAATCTTATTTGTAGAAGAAATACAGTCAGATATGCACCAACCTATTCAACGTGCAATACGTGAAGCTAAAGCAGCTGGGAAAAAATTAGGTGATAGAGATGGATATGCAAGACGTGAAGATTTACCTTTACCTTCAGATTTAGCAGCAAATAAACAACAATTAGATTTAATTAATCTTAAAATAGAAAATTTATTGGCAACTAACCCACGTTCACCAGCATTAAAAAAATTAGGTGAAGAAAGAGGTAAAATAAGAAAAATGTTAGAAGAATCTAAAGATAAAGCAGGAAATATTGGTGGAAGTGTTCCGGAAGGTCCTTTTCAAAATTCACAGGAATATATGGAGTTTATTGCTAAGTATTTGGTAAGAATTGCAAAAGATGGTAAGTATGATGGTGTGGCTTTTGCTAATCCTAGAATAAAAAATCGTAATTTAAGTCCAGGTGGAAGAGATTATAATGGTAACCTTGGAGCTTATGGACCTATACTAAATAAAGCTTTATCTAACGCATCAAAAAAAACAGGTGCAAATCTTGTAAATACTGTTATAAGAACACCTAGTGGAGAAATTTTCGGGGGTGTGAAAATGCTAAACTTAAAAAATAATAAGGCCGCAGAAGAAATTATATCTGGTGGGATTTCTGCATACCAAGAAGGTGGAGTAGTACATGGTAGAAGATAATACTAAAAACAATATTGAAAGAGCATTAGAAGCTATTGATACAGCTTTAGAGGTGGAACCTGTAGGCGAAGAAATTGAAATAAACAAAAATGTAGAGTTTGATGGTTTTGAAATTATGGAAGATGGAAGTGCAGAACAAATTAATGATGATGCACCAATTGATCAATCCAATGTTCCATTTAATGCAAATTTAGCTGAATATATTTCAGAAGACGAGTTATCCAAATTCTCAAGTGATTTGGTAAATGCATTCGAAGCGGATCGTGAGTCAAGAAAAGATTGGGAAGATACCTATATCAAAGGTCTTGACATGCTAGGTTTTAAATATGAAGACCGCACACAACCCTTCGAAGGAGCGTCCGGGGTCGTACATCCCTTACTAGCTGAATCTGTTACACAGTTTCAGGCACAAGCTTATAAGGAACTCCTCCCCCCAAGCGGCCCCGTACGAACTCAAATTGTAGGTGAGGTTACTCCTCAAACCGAACAACAAGCAACACGTGTAAAAGATTACATGAACTATTACATTATGAATGTAATGGAAGAGTTTGATCCAGAAATGGACCAACTATTATTTTATTTACCACTATCAGGTTCAGCTTTTAAAAAAGTTTACTATGATGAAATTTTAAAACGTTGCGTAGCAAAGTTTGTTGCTAGTGAAGATTTAGTAATTAATTATTTAGCAACAGATTTAGAGCAAGCGGAAAGAATTACACACATAGTAAAAATGTCTTCTAACGAAGTAAGAAAACTACAAGTGTCAGGTTTCTACAGAGATGTAGAAATTAATTCTGGTTTAATAGAAAACACAAATGAGATACAAGCAAAAGTTAATGAACTTCAAGGTGTTGAAGCTGTAGCAGAAGAACAAAATGAAGAACATATAATTTTAGAAATGCATGTTGATGCTGATGTTCCTGGTTTTGAAGATACAAGTGGTGTTAAACTTCCTTATATTATTACTATTGATCAGTATTCACAAAAAATATTATCTATTAAAAGAAATTACAAAGAAGGTGATACAACGTATAAAAAGAATGCATATTTTGTACACTTTAAATTCCTCCCAGGCCTAGGCTTTTACGGTTTTGGTCTAATACATATGTTAGGTGGGTTATCGCGAACAGCAACAAGTGTTTTGCGGCAGTTAATTGATGCTGGTACACTCGCGAACCTACCGGCAGGATTTAAGGCAAGAGGAATGCGTATACGTGATCATGATGAACCTTTACAACCAGGTGAGTTTAGAGATGTTGATGTAACAGGTACCTCTATTAAAGAATCATTATTACCTCTTCCTTATAAAGAGCCAAGTGCAACGTTATTTCAACTTTTAGGTTTTTCTGTTGATGCTGGAAAATCATTTGCAGCAATTGCTGATATGAAAATGGGTGAAGGTAATGAACAGAATCCTGTAGGTACAACACTTGCTTTATTAGAACGTGGAACTAAAGTTATGAGTGCTATACAAAAAAGATTGTATTACTCACAAAGAAAAGAATTTAAATTACTAGCTACTTGTTTACAGATGTATACCCCACCGGAATATCCATATCATGTGGTTGGTGGTAATCGTATGATTAAACAAGCTGACTTTGATGATCGTGTTGATATTATTCCTGTTAGTGATCCAAACATATTTTCTATGTCACAAAGAGTTATGCTGGCACAACAGCAATTACAATTAGCACAATCAAATCCACAAATGCATAATTTACGAGAAGCATATAGACGTATGTATGCAGCTATGGGTGTTGATAGTATTGATGCGATATTAAAACCAGACAGAGATCAACCTGCTCCACAAAGTCCAGCTGTTGAAAATGCAGGGGCTATGAAAGGAATGCCTTTAAAAGCTTTTATTCAACAAGACCATCCTGCACATATGAAAGCACATGCTGAATTTATGTTTACAAGAATGGTACAAATTAATCCTCCGTTGTATTCACAACTACAAGCACATATGTCTGAACACGTTGCATTAATGGCAACTAAACAAGTTCAAGAACAATTTGCCGAACAGGAACAAAAATTACAAATGGAAATGCAACAAGCACAAATGAACCCACAAGCTATGCAAGAATTACAAAAAGCTGTAGAAGCATTGACCGTAGAAAAAACAAATGCTATTGCTAAACTTGAAGCAGAGATGACTACGCAATTAGCACAGGATGAAGAAGCTAGAACTAAACGTGAAGCTGAAGATCCTCTTGTTAAACTTAAACAACAAGAAATTGATTTAAGAGCTGCAGAAGCAATGATGCGTCAACAAGAAATGCAAACTAAAGGAACATTAGAGGCATCTAAACTTGACATGGACCGCGATAAAATAGAAGCTGACACTACAATTAAATTAATGGAAGTTTCTAGCAAAATTGATCAAGATGCTGCTAAAGATGCATTAGGAGAGTTAAAGGAAAATGTTGCTTTAACTAAAGAAGCAATGAAAAATGAAAAAGATATAACAACTGCGAGTATAAATGCAAGAAACCAAAAGAGTGAAAAAAATAAGTGACACCATGCAAGAGTTAGATCAATTAGCTCAATCATTGGTTAAGGAGCCGGAAGACGCGTTATTAGTATGCGCTGCTTTAATGGCTGTAACGCGGCAACATTATGTTGAAGCGTTAGGGTCAGAACAAGCTTCCTTTGTGTTTCAATCTGTTGTAGAGTCTTTCGATTTTATGACTGCATTAGAGCACGAATTTAAACAACATACTATACATTAGGAGGTAACATGAAGTTATTAAAAGATTTATGGGCACACTTAAAAGAGTGGAGCGACTGGGGGATGAAGGACTGGATTAAAGCCGGCATCGTCGCAGTTGTTGTACTCATTGTTCTACAGTCAATGATAGGTGGTTAATGGCCGAAGTTGATAGAAGATCAATAGCAATTTTAAATAATTTGAAAGCTCAAAAAGCTGCACGTAATGAACGTGCAGCTGAAGAGCGAAACTTTATGACTAGTTTTAATCCTAATACAGCTAAACGTAAGGATTTTACAAGATT